TGTTTTTGTTCAGTTGTTAATTCTTCAGCTTGTGGTCTTTCTTCTTCCTCTTCCTTTACAAATGATTTTGCGTAAGGATTAGAGTAAACTTTTCCAATCTGAACATTTGATTCTTTTAAAATATCTTTTAGTTTTTTCATAATGTTATCCTATTGAACAAACACCATCGATTTCGCAGATGATATCTCTTACTAATGTATTGATTTTTTTATATGATTTAATTGGTTTAGATGATACAGATTCATTTACAGGTTTCATAAATGCCCCATGTGTTGATGGGTTAGAAACAAAGTCCCAACATATCAAATCAAAATCGTCTTCCACCGTTACAGTTCTACCATTTGATGATTCTTTAACAGAACCCATACCTCTTGATGAAATACCAACTGTACAACCCGCTTCTATTAATTCTTTAAGAATGTTACCTGCTGGTGTTTTTAAAATTTCAACCTTACCCATTACATCTTTACCATCCCACCAAACATCTCTTATAATATGTGATGTGTTTTTCAATTCAACTACTGATGATTCTGGATGGTCTAACTCACCAAAGGCTCTGTTTTCTTTTATTTCTCTACCCTTATACTTTAGAACTTCTCTTTTAAGAATTTCAGTTGGATAGATTCTACCATTTTGATTTTCTGCTTCTGCACGTTGAAGTACCCCCTCAACAATCAATCTACCATTATTTTGTTTTAATGATTCATTGATTTGAGATGGACTCATTGAAAATGGTATAGTATCTATTAATAATCTACTCATTATTTATCCCACACTTTACGTTTTCTGTATAAATCAAACATTATTTGTGCAACTTCATATCTAATAAGTAATCTGATATCTTCCAAATCCTTATTAGTAAGTTCTTCTTTAATGATATGTTTCTTTTTAGAACTCATACACTCAACTCTTTTAACCTTTGAGCAACTTTCAACATTCTTTCAGAAATTTTTCCAAATCTTTTTTGTGTAGATTTCCAATATTGTCCTGTATGAACTCCTGCTTCGTTTTTTAACTTAGCATTTTGATTTACAATTCTTTCCATCTCATACATCATACGATTGATTTTTTTAATAGAATCATTTACCTTTTGGTAATCTTTTCTACTATCATCTTTCTTATATTCTTTGTATGATATCTCATTTATTTTTTCTTCCAACTTACGTTCTAAAGATTCCATTGCTCTGAAGTGTTTGTTGGTTTTTTTAGATTTTTTGTAACCCAATACTTCAATATGGTCATCATCTAAATCTTCTTCATCTTTTGATTTAGAAAATGCATTTGGAGTACGGGGAGGTCCTGCCCCACCATCTAAATTAGCAGTTACATTAGCTTCTTCTATTTCTTCAAACTTATCTTCTATCTCTTTTAAGAAACTTTTCATTTAAATGCCTTCTTTAATTCAGAATATAGTTCGTTATAACGTAAAAGTGAAAGAATTTGTGATTCTGTTATTACTTTTGATAATTTTAACTTAGAAATAAGTTTAACAACCTCATTTACCTTGATTTCAGTTACTTTATCGGTGATTTTTATTGATTTTATGTTTTTAGTGAGTAAATTACACTCTCTAACCACAAAATTCTTTAATTTTTCAGAATTATCAACCGAATTGATGTATTCTTTAAGAATATTTTGTTGCTTATCAGATAAATTGGTGTATTTGTTGTTAAAGTTCTCTATTAACATCTTCCATGCTAATAATCTAACTTCTTTTGGTTGTTTTGTGTATTCTTCGTTGATAGTAGATACAATTTTATCGGAATTTTGTGATTTTCCTGTCAAATGTTCCATTAAAGTTGATTTACACTCTACATATTCCTTTGGATTATCTGAATTTTTGTGTTCAAACAACTTATACACCGATGCGTTCTCTTTATAGTTGGTTACTCTGTAATTAAAGAAGTCTTCTAACACAAAATTTTTCTTAATTTCTTTGATTAAGTTGTATTTTTGTCTGTTTAAGGTAGATTCACTTAATTTTGAACGCTCTTTAAGTATAATATTAACAAATTCACTTGCTTTATACTCTGAATTGAACGATTCTTTTATCATAGATTGATATAATCTTAGTTCTTTTGCCAATTCTGTCTTTTTTCCAAAGAATTCTTTGATTATGTTGGTTGCTTTCGAATCTCTATTGTTTAAAGTATCCGTTGCAATCTGTCTAACCAATAGTTCAAACAGAATTCCTGTATTTTTATACTTACTATGTTTTAATTTTGTCATTACTTCCTTCTATTTTTGGTAAAGTAACCTATATATTTGTTTATAAATATCTTAATTATCAGATTCCAATATGTTTTTTTCATCTAATAACCCAATTTCAGATATTTCATCATCTGTTTTAAGTGATTCGGTTATAATTTTCTTAGTTTTTAACTTTACCCTCATCTTAGATAACATTGCATCTGTAGATTCTTTGTTAACCACTTCGTTTGCATTATATGCTTTTTCTGGTTTAATACTTATACTTCTGTTTCCAATCGGGTCTCTACCAAATGCGTTATCATCAGTAGCGTAATTACCACCTTCTTTTGGTCTACCAGCACCTGGCCATCCACCTTCAGGTGCACCACCTATGTTTTCTTCAAATGAACCAAAATCTCCACCATCTTGTGATTGTTGAGATGCGGTTGCTAAATCATGTGGTGTTCCAAATGATTCACCTGTTTTGACAGGGTCGTTACCTTCGGTTTCAATTTGTTCATGTCTGAATTTAAGTTTAAGGTCATTAATAACTTTAGCCTGTTCTAACTTCCATTCATCATCTGACATATTAAAGATGTTTTTATACATCCATTCTTGTGATAACATTTTAAGGTCAATCATATCTCTAACTAAAGATACTTTTTCAGACCAAAGGTTTGCTTTTTCTTGTTCGTATATAATCGATGGTGTAGTTAATTCTAATTCAAAGTTTACTAAATCCGAATCTTCATATCCTTGTGCATATAAGTGAACGATTGCAATCTTAGTTAATTCTGAAAGAACAATCTTTTGGATTCGCTCTACAGAACGAGCAAATCGAATGTCTTGTTGTGCGAGTGTAGCTTTACCTTCAACCCCCTCTTCGTAACCAATGAACGCCTTTGGAACTTTAAGAGCTGCCATCATTCTATTCTTTAGGTATTCGATATCATCAATACCACCGAACTCCATACCACTAAGAGAATCAATCTCAGTACCACTTTGTCCACCTCTAACAGGTAGATAATAATCTTCTAACATATTTTGAAGATTGAACTTTAGGTTGTACTCACCAGTCGATTCATCAATGTATGGAGTTTTCTTCATCTGGTCGATGATGTTCTGCATATATGTATCAACTTCTGCAGGTGGAATATTACCGATATCAATTTTAAAGATTCTCTTTTCAGGTGCTCTCATAATTCTATGAATCATCATGGCATCTTCCATAAGAATTAATTGTTTCCAAGTCTTTCTAGCACCTTCTAATAATGAACGCCCGTAAGGTAGGAAGTTTGTATCTGTTAATAATCTGAAATGTGCTACTTGGAATGATTCTAAGAACTTAGTTTCATTTCTTTGTGAGATTGCGTTTGTGTTTTGTTGTTCTACTTCAAATCTTACTGAATATGGGTTATCTAAATCATAACCTTCTTCTCTTCTCGTTTCATATGTTGATAATGGTGATGCATTTACAATACCCAACTCATCATCAATATCTAAATAAAGATAATAATCACCATATTTGTTCATACCTCTAACCCAAGACCAAAGGTTGAACTCAATGTTTAATACATCATAAAATAAGTTGTGAAGTGTTTTTTTGATTTTTTCATCAGATGAACTAATTCTAAGAACATCACCCATATCATTTTTCAATGTGGCCTCATCTGAGTAGATATCCAATACCGATGATATAATGGAATCCTTATCCATTGCTTCATAATCAGTATATAGTTCTAATTTGTTTGAGTGATAGTTAAATCTTTCATTGTAGGTTTGCCAATTCTTTCTTGAGTTAGAACCATGCAATCTACCATACCTATCATAATAAGCAGAGCCTCTACGATTACCATCACTTTGTAATCTTGAAGAATCAACTACCTTTAACTTATCTTTTCCTATTCTACGAACTACGGTTTGAGTTGAGAATAGTCTTTTTAATCTTCCAAATAATGAAGTATCTGCCATAATATATAGTAATACGTTTGTTTATATAATCCTTACAGAATATAAATATTAAAAAAAATAGAATTACAATAACCAACGGATATCTTCATCACCTCTGCCAGTATTCATCTTCCATGCATTTTTAGCAGCTTGTGGTGTTGTTTTGAATATACCTGAGTTTTTAGAGGTTAGAGAAAGTGCTTTTCTGTTTAATTCAATACCTTGCTGTCTTAATTTTAATGCGGTATCTCTTACCCACAAAGATGTTGAGAATGAAATCACTAAGTCATCATTATAACCCTGCTGTGCTTCAGCTCTACTACCATTCCATATAAATACGAATAGCTCATCTATTAACCTCTTAGAACGGATGATTGGAACTCTCTCCCTCATATAAGTATCTAACTTAGAAATCACTAATGGTCTGGTTCTACTCGTCATTGAGAATCCTGGCACCATCTGAGATTTATCTTTTAAATCATATCCTTTTTGTAAATGAATATCATCATCTACATATCCAAACTCTTTGTATGAATAATATAAGTTTGAATAATTTCTATCAATTGCTTCTTGAATTACAGCCCATCCAATATTTGCGTTTTCAATCACTAATAAGGCATCGTTCCATTCAGTTGCTACATTCACCAACATATTACCATAATGTTTGGTTTCAATCTTACCTCTGTATTCTGCAACCTGTTCTACATTTTCTACATCTATGACGTGAAATGCTGAGTAATCTGCTCCATCACCTCTTGCGACATCCGCTACTACAATATAATCTTTTGAATAATTTGGCTGTGACCATATCCAATAGTTACCATCAAATCCTCGTTTCTCAACTGGTTCTTGAATATGAGTTTCTTCAAACCATTGTAGAAGTTGTCCATCAACTACTGTATAACCAGATGAAATGAAATCACAATCACATTCTTG